ATGCAATGGGTATGCCGAAATTTGCTGCGCTTGGGTTTGATGCTGCGGCTGCAATGGCCGAGGTGTCGGGTGGTTTCGACAAACTGCAGGCAAATCTCGCCAATTATTATCAGAATTACTACAGCGATGGTGAGCGCACAGCTGCGCTCACAGCGCAGCTCACAACACAATTTTCTGCGCTCGGGTATGAGTTGCCACGGTCTCGGGAAGAGTTGCGCGCCCTTGTGGAAGCCAACCAAGCATTGGGCGATGCTGGGGCAAAAACTGTAGCCAGCTTGCTGGGCCTTAGCGATGCATTTGCAAGCATCGCGCCCGCTGCCGAAGACGCTACGAAGGCCGCGAAAGAGTTGGCAGACGCGCAACAAAAAGCAGCGGAAGATGCGGCAAGGGAAGCTGCGCGCCGCGCCGAAGAAATAGCTCGCGAGCGCATCGGCCTCGAAACGCAATTACTGCAATTGCTGGGGAATACCGCCGCACTGCGCGAACGTGAATTAGAGGCCTTGGACGCCAGCAATCGCGCTCTGCAGCAGCACATCTATGCCGTGGAGGATGCGCGTGCTGCATATCAGAAAAGTGTGGAAAGCGCGCAGGGTGCTTACGGGTTATTAGAGCGCTCCGTGGCCGCCGAACGCAAAGCCACAGACGACGCATTCAATGCTCAAAAGGCTGCGTTGCAAAAAGAGTCTGCGGCAAAGTTGGAGGCTCTGCAAAGTCAGGTGCAGAGCGCACGCGATGCCGCAGAGCGCATTCGCGGTATCGCCGGGTCGCTTGCAAACGCACTCAAGGCTGTAAAGATCGAAAGCCCTGAATTTGATTTTGCGCGAATGACGAGGGCGCGGGGCACCGTGTCTAGCGCAGCAGCTAGTAACAACATCTTTGCTTCCGGGCTGGAATCTGCGCTCGGGGTGTTGGGCGAGGACAACCGGCGCTTTTACGGCTACTTTGAGGACTACGCATTTGCGCAAGGCGTCACAGCCGGGGAGGTTGCAAAGCTTAACGACTCGGCCAAAGCGCAACTCTCCGCGGCCGACGCCATCGCGGCTGCGGTGCAGGCTCAGATTGACACCGAAAAGCTGCTCGCGGACACTCAGCTTGCCGCGATGCAGGCAGCATACGACAAAGAAATAGAGCGGCTCGATGGCGCGCTGGAGCTTGGCAAATCACAGCTTGATGCGTTGCTCGGCATCGACAACAGCGTAGTGGGCGTGCAAGAAGCGCTGGACCGCTTGACCGGCGCAGTCAATGCCAGCAATGCAGCACTTCAGGCTCAGAAAGCCGCAGAGAGCGCCGCCGCCATGGCGATTGCTGGTGGTAGCTCCCCCGGTGCTGGCAGTCTGCAAGAGTCACTATGGGCGGCACAAGAAGCTGCACTTACTGCGCGCCTGAGCGATCCCGAGTACCTCAAAGGTTTGGGCTTCAACGAAGCGCAGATAAAGGAGGCCAAGGCGGGCGCGGAGTCCTGGCCATCGGCACTCAACATGGCAAACCGCCTGTCGGAAACGCTGGGCGCCATCAAGGGGGTGTCGGGCACGCAACTGATCGAGGATGCATACCGTGCGTTCCGCGAGTCAGGGTCTCCATTGTTTGACTTGAGCGGTGCCGGCTTCAGCGGCAGCAACGGCAGCGGCTACGTTGACCCGGAAAAAATGCGCGAGCTGGAAAAGCTGCTGGGAGTGGACGGGTCGCATGCTGGCGGGTTGGCGTATGTGCCGTTCGACGGCTACCGGGCAGAACTACACAGGGGCGAGCGGGTGCTGAGTGCGAGCGAATCAAACTTGTATTCTTTGCAAAATGAAAATATGGCCGTAGTCTTGAGCATCTTGGCAGATCGGCTTGACGCTATTGAGGCAAACACTCGCGCAACTGCCGGTCACACTGCTGGCACGGATCGAAAATTAAACCGAGTGGTGCAAAATGATGCTATTCGGATTGAAAGTCCTACAACATGAGTAGTCTAGATTACACAGCAAGTGTTATTACCCCAGCCATCATCACGGACGCCGAATTAGTGTCGTGTACGGTGCCAGAGCCCGCGCCGGGAGAAGTCTTGTGGAATGCGGCAACTGCTTACGTCGTCGGGCAAGTTGCGATACGCACCACAACGCACCGAAAATATAAGCGGCTGATTGCGGGGACCACCGCCACACCGCCAGAGAGCGACACCAGCGACCCGCCCATATGGCTGGATATCGGCGCCACGAATCGCTGGGCTCAGTTTGATGACAAGATCGGCACGCAAACCAGCGCTGCAGATGTAGTTACCACGGTGCTGACGCCGGGAAGCGTGGAAGGGGTGGCGATACTTGAGCCAAAGGGGCGTACGGCAACGCTAACAATGCGGGCGAGGCCAGGGGGGCCAGTTGTCGCCACGAGAACTACGGGGCTTTCCAACTCAATTTTGAAGAGTGTCTACGACTGGTTTTTTGCAAAACGCATGCCGAAAACGAATGTTGTTTTTACAGACCTGCCGGGCCAGTGGCCGCTCTGCGAAGTCGAAGTGACTGTAAGCAACCCTGGCGGAACCGCAGCGGTCGGGGTTTTGACGATGGGCCGCGTAGCTAAATTGGGATCAACCAGCGAAGGGGCCGGTGCGGGGATAATTAACTGGGGGAAAGTTCAGGACGACGGATTCGGTAACCGCGAGTTTGTGGAAGGCCCCTGGTCTGCGAGAATAACGCTGCCGATTGTTGCTGACCGCGCGGATTTTTCAAACTTATTGCGGACTTTGGCACCGCTTCGCAGCAAACCTGCCGTGTATATTGGGTCGCAGAAAAGCGAACTCCAATCGCTGATCGGATATGGTGTTTTTAAGGATTTATATGTCACGGTTCCAAATTACGCTTTAACTTCCATGAATCTAGAAATCGAAGGGCTTAGTAACGTATGACAATCCCACTCCTGCCGCCGCTTGATCCGACAAGTCCGACTTTCGAAGTCGATGTTGACGATTTTTTTCAGAACAAGTTCCCATCCACCATTCCGGCGTTCAACGCTGAGATGATGCGTGTAAACAACTTCGCGTTCGGCAGCTACAGCGCCACGAGCACTAGCAGTCTGACCATTGGCACGGGCAGCAAGTCGCTGACCATCGAGACCGGAAAAGGCTTCACCGTGGGCCAGCCCGTGCTCATCGCCAGCACTGCGGCACCGGCGAATTACATGAACGGGCAGGTCACTGCTTACGACGCAGTCAATGGCGCCATGACTGTGAATGTCACGAACATTGGAGGCAGCGGCACTGTTGCGTCCTGGACTGTGAGCGTGTCGGCGGTAGTGCTAGCCACGGCCCCCTCGCTCGCGCAGCGAACGATCACAAGCGCAGACACGCTGGTATCGAGCGACCAGGGCAAGCTGATCAATTGCTCGGGCACTTTCACTCTATCTGTAACGGCTGCTGCAACGCTCGGTAATGGCTGGTGGTGCTACGTGCGCGACACCGGCACGGGGGTGATAACGCTTGACCCTAGCGGGTCCGAAACAGTAGACGGCGTGACAAGCGGGCAGGTCCGCGACACGATCCTGCTGGCATGCAATGGCACGTCATTCACAGCCGTCAAGGTTGGTCCGTTTTCCGTTATCGACGTAATCACGTCGGGCACAAGCTGGACGGCCCCACTCGGCGTGCGACGCGCCCGCGTGCGGGGTACTGGTGGCGGTGGCGGTGGTGGTCGCGGGGCCGGAGACGCAGCCGCGGACATTGCATGCGGAGGCTCTGGCGCGGGCACTTTTGATGTGTCCATACCCATCTCTCCCGGCACCGCGTATACGCACGCCATCGGAGCGGCTGGCACCGCTGCGGCGACGGGCAGCACTAATGGCAACGCAGGCGGTGCAACAACACTCACGGTCAACGGCACTACTTACACGGCTAACGGCGGCAATGGTGGGTCCGGCATTCCCTACACAATAGACGGCGGGACTGCGACTAATGGTCGTGTCAACACGCAAGGCGGTCCGGGTTGGGGGTACGGAACAACCGGAGGGGCTATGTCGTCGGGTGGAGACACACCTCTGGGTTACGGCGGCAAGAGAAGTTTTTCCGGGGTTGCCGCCGCAACCGGATTTGGTAGCGGCGGTCGTGGTGGGTTTAATTCTACGGCGGCCGAAGCCGGACGCCCCGGTGTCCTTATTTTGGAGTATTGAGCATGGCAACAACCCTAATCATCATCGACGGCGTTGTCGTCAACTCCATCGTTGCAACAGCAGCAGAGGCCCAAGCCGTTTACCCAGACGCTACGTGCATCGAGTCAGCAGAGGGCGGCATTGGCTGGCAGTGGGACGGCTTTCAGCTCACGCCGCCGCCTGGGCCGCCGTTCGACCGCGCGGCTGCGGCGCAGCAAATTGACGAGGCTGTGGCTGGCATCTATGGCCGCTTCACCCGCTTTGCGATTGAGTACCAGGAGCGGGAGGCTCAGGCCCAGGCATTCAAGGACGCAGGCTACGCTGGCCCGGTGCCTGCGATGGTCGCCCAGTTCGCCACCCCTGCTGGCATGCAGGCCCAGGCGGCTACCGACCTCATCCTGGCCCAAGCCGCGAACCTGCGTACCGCGCAGGCGGCGCTGTCGGCCCTGCGCATGCGCAAGTATGAGGTGCTGCGTGCTGAGTCGGACGCCCAGGCGCAGGCCGCTGCAGATGCCATCTTGCAAGCCATCGCCGCCGTGGGCGCGCAGGTGTCCTAGCCATGCAGCTCGCCCTCTACAAAGGCAAGGGCCTGATCGGCAATGCTCTGGTGCGGTGGTGGACACGCAGCCCGCACAGTCATTGCGAGTTAGTAATTGATGGTTGGTGGTACAGCAGCAGCCTCATGGATCGCGGTGTTCGCCGCAAGCAAATCGAGGCCGACCCGGAGCATTGGGATTTTGTCGAACTGCCCGACTATTTGGCGCCGCGCGTGCTGGCATATTTTGAGGCGACCAAAGGCCAGCGCTATAGCTGGTGGGATTTGCTGCGAAGCCAAGTATTCAATGCCAACGCGGACGAGCCCGGCGCGGCTTTCTGTAGCGATTGGGTGGCGGCGGCATTGGGCCTGCCAAACTCCCCCACGTACAGCCCGCGCACCTTGCTGGATTTGGTTCGTTGGATTTTGTCTGACCCGTGGACGGCATAATACGGGACATTGCAAAATCATCGGAGCCCCTAAAGTGCAAGAAACATCGCAAACCATGGACCCAAGCGTAAGCAAATTGATTGCGGGCGTGGCGGGGGCTTTTGTCAGTTTACGGTTTGTGCAGGGCAGTTTGTTAGAGCGCGGCACCATGGCATCCGGCGGCGCTGTGATGAGCTATTACGCCACCACTCCCGTGCATGCGTGGCTGGGAATGGTAAATGGGGAGGGCTTGGTGGGCTTTTTGATTGGGCTTTTTGGCATGGCAATAATCAGCAAAGTTTATGAAGCTATCCACGCGCTTGACGCTCCAAAGATGGCCGCAGACACCTGGGACGCCATCCGCAAGCGCTTAGGCGGCGGCAAGGAGTAAAATCATGCAGCCGCTTTACTTTATCGCTCTGCTGATCGTGGCAGCAATTAGCACCCTCGGGGTGCTTCACCCGCGATACGATGACACCGTTTTGCAGCGCACCGGCATGGGGGTTTCGTGCCTCGGTGCCGCGTGCGAAATATGGATGATGTGGCAGGGCTACATTTCACTGAACGCCCACGCTCTGACAATGTGGGGTGTCGCAGTGTTTGCCCTTGGCACAATGGCAAAGAAAATAACCGGGCCAAAGCGCAAACGCCGCGCGGGGGATTGCAAATGATTTTTACCAACCAACAATTGGCACTTTGTCTGCAATGCTTGCCAGCTCTGGCGGCACAGTGGGGCGACCATCTGCGCGCGGCCATGGCGCATTACCAAATCGACACCCGGCAGCGCGTGGCGATGTTCCTGGCGCAAATCGGACATGAATCGCGCGGGCTGGCTGTGCTGTCGGAAAATCTCAACTACCGGGCCGAAGCGCTGGTAACTATTTTCGGGCGCCACCGCATCACCACGGTGCAGGCCGACAAGTACGGGCGCACGGCAGATCACCCCGCAGACCCCGAGGCCTTGGCAAACATTCTTTATGGCGGCGATTGGGGCCGCGAGAACCTGGGCAACACCGAGCCGGACGACGGCTGGCGCTATCGCGGGCGCGGACCCAAGCAAATCACGGGGCGGGCCAACTACCGCAGCATGGCGGCACATGTGCCAGATGCGCCGGATTTCGAGCGCTCACCGGAATTGCTGACCGAACCGAAATGGGGCGCGTGGTCAGCCGCAGCATTTTGGGACATGAAAAAGCTAAACGGCCCCGCCGACCGCAACGACATTTTGGCCGTAACAAAGGCGATCAACGGCGGCACGCTGGGGCTGGATGACCGCAAGGCGCGCTATTCTGTGGCGCTCAGTGTGCTAGTTTAATTTTCAACAAAGGAGAAACCATGCAAGCCCTTTTGACCATTGTTCAACTTTTGCCCGCAATCATTGCCGCTATCAAAGCAATTGAAGAGGCCATCCCCGGCAGCGGCCAGGGCGAGGCCAAACTCGCAGCCGTGCGGGGCATCATCGAAGCCGTGGACGCCAGTTACAAAAACCTTTGGCCCCAACTGCAGCCAGTTATCGGCGTGCTGGTTGGCTTGTTCAACAAAACCGGCGCGTTCAAGTCGTGATTGCTTACGTTGTGGCGTTCGCGATGGGCTTTGGGGCAGCTTGGCAGGTGCAAGCCTGGAAGCACGACGCCGCAGAGCTTGCAGCGCGCGAACATGTGCGAATTGCAGAACGGGCGGCCACGCTTGCGCGGGCGGAACAGTCAAACAAGGATTCAAAAAATGCAAAAACTGTGGCTGATCTTGAGCGTAAGCTGCGCGATGCTGGGCGGCTGCGCGACCCCTACGCCCAGCCGGTTAACTGCGGAACTACCAACACCGGAAATAGTGGAACAGACACCACCCAAGCCGGCGGGGTACTTTCAGCGCAATTTGCTGGAATGCTGCGCGATTGGGCCGCAGAAGCCGACGCAATAAATATCGCATACGCGGCAAGTATTGCGGACGCGGCCGCGCTGCGGGGGTTGCTTGCATCGTGCGGGCCGGCGCAATAGGCACGGTGCGCCCCAATGCAAAAGCCCCACACTGCGGGGCTTTGTTATTTGCGTTCGGAGGGTTTGCGCTTGGCGACAAGGAACAAAACGCCGGGTTCGTCTTTGCGGAAAACCGCTAACCAGTCTTGTGCGGTGGCGTCCGTAACTTTTCGTTCTGCAACCCAATGATTTCCCTGCGCGGCGTTGTGGCGCTTGCTCCAAAGGGTCATTTCGTTTTCGGCCATTTTGTTTCCCCGGTTGCGTTGTCGATGGCTCAATTGTAGCACCGTTATTAACGGTTTGCAAGTACCGCGCAACAAAAAGGCCCCGGAGGGCCTGGATCACACAAACCGCGACAAATCGGGCGGGCTGTACGTGGCTGGCTTGGCGATTTTGCCATTCGCGTCAAACTGCGGTACTCCGTCAACAAACTTCGACCAGTTGGAGCGGTCAACCTCTGCCAGCGCACCGGAAATATCGAGCCCGAACATATGGGCCACGCCAATTGCTGTCACGATTTGATCGGCCAAGCTGTCGAGCAGTTCAGTGCGGTCGATTGCGTTTGATGCCAAGCCGAGGGAGTTATTCTTTAGGAAATTGGCTAGGCTGTAGGTATCAGTGCCGGGAAATCCTATGGCGTCTTGCATTTCCGTCACTTCTTCAAAGTGGCACCCAAGTTGCACAGCGCGGTTTTTGTCGGTTGGCGTGGGCACGGCCAGCACGAACCATTTTTTGATACTGTCAATAATCATAGCGTTACTTTCGGTTGGTTGAGAAAAAATTTATACGGTCGCACGCTGCCGGGCCAGCCACGCGGCGCCCTCGGGCGTGGTCACGAATGCGTCGCTGTCAGCAACGAAATGTTGGTGCAAACGCCCCTGCAGCTCTGCGGCCTTGTCAGCATCGCCAGCAGCGTGTGCGGCGTTGATTTCTTGGCGCAGTGTCTTGACTTCGGCGGTTGTGAGGATCATGGTGTTTGCTCCGTGTTGATGGCTCAATTGTAGCACCGTTATTAACGGTTTACAAGTGCCCCGGCGCAAATTATTTTGGCGGGTGTTCGCCCCAAATTTTGCGCAAGTGGAAATTGCTGCGGTAGTAGGCCAGCGAATCCACAAGGCTGACGCTTGCAGAGCGTGCGCTATAGGGCTGATCGTAAATGGCGAAGCGCCCACATGGCAGCGCTTCAAACCATCGTGCCGGGCGGCCGCTCATCGCGGGGCCTTTTCGCCGCAAATTTCCATTGCTTCGGCAATGTCGGCAGCGCGGAAGGTTTGCGCGAAACCGTCAATGTGCAGTGTTTGGGCTTCTGCATCAAAGAATGCAACCAGCACGCCCGCAGCGTTGCGAATCTTGCCGTTTGTCGTTGCTGTGTGGATAGCTTGCATTTCATTTGCTCCGTTGCGTTGTTGATGGCTCAATTGTAGCACCGTTATTAACGGTTTGCAATAGCTATCGCACAAAGAAAAACCCCCGCAAATCTTTCGACCTGCGGGGGTTTCCCCTGACCCATTTCCTACAACGCGCCCCCAGTGTAGCACGTTTGGAATATCCATTTCCGCATTGCGTTAACACGGCGCACCTGGGCGGAACGATGCGCCGGGCTCACTGTGGGTGCCCCATGCCGATGCGACCTGCTGCAGCTTTGCGGGCCAGCTTGGCGCCAGCGGGGCGGCGCGGGCCTGGGGAGCGGTCGCGCTTGCCGAAAGTTGGCCGGGTGAATTGTGGCGGCACAACAAAACGCCGGTCATCCACGGGGGCACCGCCAAACATCAATGCTGCAGCCCCGAGCAATCGTGCAATCGAATTGTTAAACATTATTTATCCTCTCAAATTTTGCCGCGCAAGTGGGCGCGCGGCTTGCCCCTAAATATTGGCCTTTCCTATGCGTTTGATCTTGTCGTTAGTTTCTTTCCACGACTTGGTCGGGATGATTGAAGTTGCTGCGCTGGCGCGTCCGGTCAGCGGTGCCTGCCGCTTGCCGCTGATATTCAGCGCCAGCCCCGTGCCCGTGGTGGATTTGGGGCCGCGCTTTGCGGGCGGCGTTTGCGTGGGTGCATCCTGGCCGCGTGGCCGCACGGATTGAAAGGCATTCAGCACGGGCTCCGGTGCGGGCAATTCCACGCGCGGGGCGTTGAGCTTTTGGCGCGCAATGCGCTGGGTGGCGAGTCGATTTGTCATGGGATACGGCGCTTGGGCTGGAGCTTTAAAACCATAATGCGCAGCACATGTGTGTCTCGCGCAGATTGCGAAGTGTGTGCAACAAAACGCAAAGGGTCTGATCCACGTTTGAAAATACTGTGGGCTGCGTCTTTGACCATTCGCAATTCCCACTCTCTGAGCGTGATGTTTGTCATGGCGCCATTGTAGCACCGTTATTAACGTGGGTTTCGCAATACGTAATCCTCAATCGCCAGTCGTACACCCTCCGACAGATTGCCCGCGCCGATGCGTCGCGCCATACGCGCGTGCCATGCCGTAATGCGCGCGGTGTAGTTGGTCATGGGGCTATCTTGGTAGGCGTAGGCAAGCGGGCGCCCCGGTGCGCGCTTTTCGTCCTGCGATTTGTTTTGCATTATTTTTCCTACCCATCATTGACGGGCGGGGTCCACTGTAGTCCCCGCAAAGGGGGTTTGCAATGGATGTAGATCAATTGGCCGAAGCGTTAGCAGCGCACAAGGCAGACAACGAACGGCAATTTGCCGAACTTCACAAGGGGCTAAAAATGACTGAACACGTAAAAAACATTTTCAACGCCGAACCAGCGGGCGCGGGCATGATGGGCGGCTGGGGTGGTGCCGGTGCTGGCGCAGGGGCTGGGCTTGGTGCGGGCCTGCTGGGCGGTATCTTGGGCGGCGTATTGCTCAACCGCAACGGCTTGTTCGGGGGTGGCGAAGGCGGCAACCACGTTACGCCCGCGCAACTTTCAAGCGCCATCAATGGTGTGACCGACAATAACAATGTCACCACCATCCTGCAATCGCTGGGGGATATCAAGGCCGCTGTGCCACTGGCCGAGGGTCAGGTACAACTCGCCCTTGCGCAGACGCAAAACGCACTGAGCAGCCAAGCAAGCGGCTACGCGATTGGTAACGTGCAGGGCTTCGCAAACGTCAATGACAACGTGGCGCGCAGCACTGCCGCAGTTATTGCCGTAGGCGAAACCATCAAAGACACGGTGAACACCACCAGCGCCGCGACCCAGCTTGGCATTGCAAATCTGGCTACGGCTGGGCTGCAAAACACCTACGCAATCACGCAGGCAATCAATGCCGATGGCGAGAAAACCCGCGCTTTGCTGGTTGCGCAGAATGAGGCCACGCTACAGCGCCAATTGGCCGTAGCCGAAGCCGCATTGGCCGAACAGCGCGCAGAAGGTCGCGCCCGTGGCACTGAGGTTAACGTGACGCAAACCGTCAACCAGAACCAGATGCAACTGCAAGCCCAGCAGCAACAACAGCAGCAAGCTATCCTGCTGAATCAGTTGCTGTACGCAGTGGGCGGGCTGCAAAATGCTGTGGCTACAAACAGCAATCTGATTGTGGGAAACACCGGGGCTGTGGCAACCGGCCCGCAGACTGCAAACCCAGTCAACGTGCGGACCTGATCCGCAAAGAAGTCGCGGAGTTTGAGCAGCAAGTCGGAGACGCCCAAAAGGAGCTGATCGCCGACTTGCACCGCCTGGGCATCATGTAGCGGGGCGCATTGTGGTTTGCCAATCTTGCACAAAGGTTTGCAGCGCAATGCGCCCTTCTTCTGTTTTTAGCCACGCGGCAAGCTGCGGCCAATTCGCACTGACATGCAATTGCTGCGCCTCGGTGAGCGCTGCGCCGATGGCTTGGAACAGCGCAGACGCTTGGGGGTCTGCGGCGAGTAGGATGGTTAGCGGACTCATTGACGGGCCTTTGGCAGCGGGGGCAAGGGCGGGGGCGCAGTCGGTGCAAATCGAGCCTTGGCGTGCGCAATGTTGATTTTCGCTTGCTTGAAATACTCGTCTTTGAGTTCGATGCCGATGGCTTTTCGACCCAGCGAAACGGGGCTATAAACTTCTGAACCGACGCCCATGAATGGCGTCAAAACCACTTCGCCAGGGTTGCTGTAAAGCTCGACAAGCCGGTCGATTACGTCCAGTTGCAGCGGGTGTACGTGCTTTTCGTCGTCTTCTTCGCGGCTGTCCCGGAAAGGCAAAACGTTGTCGATTCGGATGTCGTCCCACACGCTAGACGCATATCGTTGCCAGATGTAATGCGATAACTTGTTGGTTTTTGGATCGGCGTGGTCAACGTAACTTGTGCGCAGATGCTCCCAAAGTTGCTCGGCGGTGAATTCAGTTTTGTTGGCGTTGTTGTAAGCGCGCACCATGTTGGGCAACACTGGTACATCGCCGTAGTACCGTGACAAGCCCTTTGGGTGTGTTACGGGAACTGCGTTCTCGCCCTTCTTTGTCAGCACCAGAACATAGTCAGGCATCGCCGTAAAGCACTGCGTGGAGTCCTCGACGATAAGCTTGTGCATGAGGCTTTTGACCATTGTTCGCATGCGAACCTTCAGCGGCTCTTTCCAGATCGTGATTCGATTACGGTATTGAAACCCATGCTTTTCGTGCAGCCTGATGATTTCATTTGAAAAATCCCACAATCGGCACGCATTATCGAAAACGTCCGTGCAATGCACCGCTGTGATTCGGCCCGGCTTTGTCACGCGGGCCATTTCTGAAATTAGGTATTCGTAATGCTGCAAAAATTGCTCGCGACTTTCGCAGTTGCTGAAATCCCGCTCGCTGCTGGAATAGTTGTATAGCCCTGCAAACGGTGGGGAGTAAACAGACAAGTCTACCGATTCAGATGGCAGGGTAGGCAGCACTTCCATGCAGTCACTGGCGTAAATGGCGTAGTCAGTCGTAATTACTTGGTCTTTGGTGGTCATTTCAGAAATCCTGGGATCTGTACAGATTTGTCGAATTCGCTCACTTTTACAGTGAACGCGCGGTTTGCCATCGCAACTAAATTTGCATGCAACGCGATGGCTTTTTGCTTCTTTTCCTCGATGGCTTGCAGCATTCGCTCTTGCCCGTTGGAAATAACCATATCGCAAGTGACTTCGGATTTTTGACCGAACCGCCAGAACCTGCGGATAGCTTGGTAATACTGCTCGTAACTGTAAGTAGGGAAAAATACAGTGTGATTGCAATGTTGCCAATTCAGACCCATGCTGGTCATTTTGGCTTTTGTTATTAACCGCTTAATGTCGCCACGAGCAAAAGCAACTAGGATTTCTTCTTTCTTGTCAACCGACATTACGCCCGATATTTCAACGGCATCGTTGTCAATTAGCGAGAGCAATTCGCCCTCCTCGTTCAGATTGCACCAGTACACGGAAGTTTTACCATCGGCAAGCTCTGCCGCGCGCTCACAGCGCTGCGTTACTGTGGCTTTCTGCTCGTTGCGCACGTCCACCATGCTCTTGAAAGACGTTGCGCCAGTGCCGTGCACGGAGTGGCTATTGATGTGCAGTTGGGGCAGTATGTACCCCGTGTCATCAAACCCCAAGTCTGACGGCTTTTTGACCATGACAGACCACTGATTCACCCAAGCAAAAAAGTCTTTTTCAGCGTGGGCCTTGAGGTGGAATTTTTCGCCAATTCGAGCATTACTGTCGGCGCTGCTTTGGTTGCTTTTGAAAAACTTGGTCAACATATCCATGTAGCCCATGTATCCGAGCGCTTCGGAGCTATTGCCAAGTTCGATAAAGTCGTTCGGGCTGGGTGTGGCCGTGGACAAAAACCGGTAGGGTACTTTTTTGATAAACGCGACAATCTGGTCACGGGTTTTGCCAGCAAAGTTTTTCAGAATGCTAGATTCGTCAAGCATCACGCATCCGAAGTCCTCTGCGTTTAGCAAGTGCAACCGCTCATAGTTGCAAACCGTAATCATGCGCGACAGCTTTCCGTCTTTGCTGTGCGCAATGTCGTCGATCCCAATCCGAGATGCCTCATCCAAGAATTGGAAAGCAACAGCCAGCGGCGTGAGTATTAGGACTCTCCGGTTTGTTTTCTGAACGATGTTTTGCGCAACTGATAGTTGCAGCATTGTCTTACCAAGGCCAGTGTCGACGAAAAGCCCGATGCGACCTTTGCGAACAGCTTTCGTGATGATGTGTGACTGGAAAGGAAACGCGCTGTTGGGCATCCATACGGGTTCGAATCCGAAGTCTCCCGTAATGTGGGTTTTGCGTTCCAAAAATTGGCGGTATCCGGGCGGGCCGGGCAGCGGGGGCAAGGGTGGTAGTTTGAGCATGCTGCAATCATACGTTAATAACGCCCAGCGTGGCAAGCATCTTTTGCGCGTACGCCACATATCGCGGATAGTCGATGTCTCCGGGCAGCGTATCGGGCAGCGTCATGCACTCGCGGGCGCCGTTGCTTTCCGCGATGATGTTGCCGCGCACAAGCTGGCCCGTTTTCTTGTTAATTTTCTCTTTGTAGTAGAGCCCTTCGGTTTCGCCCGCCGAGTAGTACCAGCGAACGGTCTTGCCCAAGTACCGGCCCGTTTTGTCGTAGCCGCCACCCTTGGCGTTGCGGATCATGAGGAACTTGCGCACATCCTGGCAGGCCCGGATTGTTTCCTCCAGTGGCGCGCCTTTTTTGAGGTATGCAATGACGGCATCTAGACAAACGTCAACGCCGGGGTGTACGTTGTTCAACACGCCGGATTCTGCAAACGCACCCTTGCCTTTGTGCTTGCCGTCCAACTTTATCGCAACATAGTTGTTTACATCGCGTTGATAGATGGCCTTGTAAAAGGTCGCTTCCATCTTTAGGCCGGTGCGGGCTTCCCACGCTGCGATACACTGGTTGCGCAGCCACTCGCGCCCGTGGGGCGTGCGCAGCACAATGCCGTCAGTGTTGGCGCTAACAACCGACACGCCGACCAGCTCCAAGGATTCGATAAGCATCAATAGCGAAAGCTGCCCCGTGATGGTTACACGGATGCCAAGCTCTGGCGCGAACAGAATCGAGTATTTGCTAAACAGCTTTCCAAACGTGCCGTTCAAAACAATTTTTGCGCCGCCCGCTTTGGTAACCATCTGAGAGCGGAGGGCGTCAAGCCCATCCAAATCGGCACATCTTGCCGCTGCGAGTGCCGCTCGCTTCTCCTTTATCAACGCCTCAATTTTTGGCACGTCATTGCTGGCCTTTATGCGGTCATCGTAAATTTCCCGGTAAATTTCGAGAAATGCCTCGCCAATTTGCGCCGGGAACATGCGCAGCAACAGGATCATGCTGGGATAGTAGCTTTTGACGTCATGGTCCGAAATCATTTGCACGCCCGGCGTGGTGTGATGCACTGCGGATTGTTCAGTGCTGTGCAACCCGCCAATGCCGAATTGGTACACGCTGCCGCCAATCGGAACCTTTAGCGTTTTCAGTTCCTCGGGCATCAATACGCCCGTTTTCATTTTCTTCCCATCGGGTAGCAAAATTTCCGTTAGCCCAGTAGCCTCGCGCACCTGATCCACATCGTTGACCACAAACAGTGCATTGCACACCGTTGCATAAACTTGCTGCATCAATGGCGTGGTGAACTGCAGCCATGGTGCCGGTTCATACCGGAATGTGCACCCGTGGGGAACAATGCGCTTTTCTGGCCGGAAAGATAGCCGCGCCTTAATGATGGCTTCGGCCATCTGCGCATCGGATTTGCTGCGCAGATCAACCCCGTACAGCGCGCCGTATTCTTCGCGCAGCGCCAGCCGTTCGCCGCAGGTTTCGCGCAACTCGCGGGTGCCTATCAGGTCATTGCCGCAGTATTCATCTGTGACCGGTCGCATGTGGATGGGCATTGGCGCCGATGGATCGAAGGGCAAATCCCAAAGCGTGCGCGAGTGCATGCGGCCCATGTAGGTTTTAAGGCCCAGACGCACCCCTGGCGCAACTTCCATGATGTCCACGTGGTCGAGGTTTGCCAACTCGGGCACTTGGGGGTATGCGCGCCAGAAATCCCAACGCTTGAGGCCGCCCACAATGATTTGATCGTTTAGCCGCTTGAGCGCGTGCACGCTAACGCCGCTCATGGCGTAGGCAAGCATGGGAATGTCGTAATTTTCGCCGTTGAAACTAACAAGCGTGTAATTATCAATAAACCACTGAATCGCGGTGGTATCGAGCTGGCGCCCGCTTTCGGCGTCTATGTCGTAAGAGAACATGCGCCCGTCTGGCAGGTAGAACTTAATCAGCCACCAATGAAAATCGCACTCAGTGTCCATTTCGCAATAGGGGCGCTTTGCGCGGGCCACCTGCGCGGGCGGTGTGACAAGCTGGGGCAGCGGCTTCGGAGCTGGCGCGGGGGCTGGGGAATGCGCAGGCC